TTTTTGCGGCTTGCTCTTGCGTTAGCTTGTGGGCGTTGTACGCGCTGACGATGGCCTGGGTGAGGGCCGAGAGCAGATCAAGGCGGTCGGCCAGCCACTCGGCCAGCGTGTCGGCATCAAATGGTGCGGGGTGCGGGTCGCCGCCAGTGATGATGTCCATCTCGCGCACGCCTTCCCAGCCCACTACAAAACGCAGCAGGGTGACGGCGCGGGGGTCTTCGCGAAACTCGATCATCTCAAGATCAGTCGGGCGGCGAATCACAAACGTGTGATCCCCCGCCGTGACCCGCGCTTGGCGGGCCATCCGGATTTTTTCGGCGAGGCTCATGGCTTACTCGGCGTAGTAGGTCGGGAAACCGTCGATGGTGAACACGGTGGAGGTGGTAACGAGGCCCTGGCTCGAGCCGCCGGGCATGAGGTGGGCGCCGACGTAGCCGGCAAAAATCATCTTGGGGCCACCCAAGCCAAACGTGAACATCACTACCTTTTTAGCATTGGACTTGTACGCGGCGTTAAGGGCCTTGAGGCCAACGTCGGCCGGATCCCAGATGTGATCCATGTTGTAGCTCATCGCGGACGGCAGGCCGGGGATGGTGCTGCGCTGGCTGTCGTGGATGGTGGTGGTATCGATTTGGTCAAACTCGCCACCGCTGGGGCTGATGGTGGTGGCAGTGGTGATACTGGTGCCCATCGTGACGACGTAAAAGCTGCCGGAGGTAAAGGCGTCGTAAGTGCTGGTGTCGATTTCTGCGCCGGTCGCCACGTCGGCCAGCCGGAATGAGCCGGCCGCCGCGCCGGACACGCGGAACACTGCATTGTTGATTTGCGACATGCCGACAACATCAAACAGCACATAAGCGCCGTTGGCCGGCAGCGTGCCGGCGGTGCTGACGACACCGGGAGTGGCTTTGGTGATGCCACTGATGACGACGGCGGCGGCGCGGGCCGATTCGAGGGCCACGGCCACGTTGGACCACTTGCGTTTGTTTGCCATTTGCGGGACTCCAGATGTAAAAACGCCCGCGGCAAGCGGGCTGGGTGAGCGGGGTTTGAGGGACTAAGGGTGGGTTAAACGAGCATGCGCACAGCCAGGGAAACGCCGTGTATGCCGATGTCGAGGTCTGCCATGGCAGAGCGGTCCGTTACGTCTTGCTCCATCGCATCCACAGCGGTAATGACGGCATCCGCCACGGCGTCGGCGACGCTGCGCGTCTCGGCCCAGCACTGCACGGACACATCCACCCACTCGCCAAAGCTGCGGCCGGAGGTGCTGCGGATGCGCTCGGTGTTGGAGCGCACGTAGACGACGGCCGGCAGGGCTTGGTCTTCGGGGATCGCATCGGGATAGATGCGCTGCCCGACCAGGGCAAGCAGCGGGGCATGCGCCACCAACCCGGCTCGCAGTAGGGTTTCGGCGCTCATGCGGTGGCCTTTGCGTTGATTTTTGCGATGATGGGTACGGCGGTGGACATAAACTTTTCTGCCGCGGCTTGGGCTTTTTGGTTGGCCGCGTTGGTCATAAAGTGCTTGCCGGGGATTTTTTTGGATGCGCCGCTGGCCACGCGGCCCGCTTGCTCGCCCGCCCGGCGGCGCTTGCCACCGCGCACGCGCGCCCCACTGGCAACCCAGCCGAATTCCTGCCACCACCAGTAATACGGGTCATTGGGGTTTTTGGCGCCGGCCAAACCTTTCTTTTTTTGCGCGGCGCCGCGCAGGGGCTTGACGGAGACATAAACGCCCTCGTTGCCGGCCTTTCGCGCAAACTTGGATGCCCGCACGACGATGTTGCGGCGGACGGTGCCCGGCCGGCGGTAGGGTGCAGACGTTTGCAGTACCGGGGCTTTGGCGCGGGCCTCCAGCTGGATTATTTTGGCGGCCTCGCGCAGGGCCTTGCGGATGGCCTGCTTACGCACTTTTGCCGTGACGCCGGCCAGTGCGGCGCGCACCTCGGCCATGCCGGAGAGCTGCAGGGTAAATCCGTCAACGGGCATCGCGCACCCCTGCGGTTGCCATGATCTCGAGCCATTCGCGGCGCGGCCCGACCTCGGCCGGCTGGCCGGTGATGTCGTAAGGCTGGCCACGCCACACAATGCGGTGCATATCTGGTGCGATGCCCGAGCGGCGGCGAATCACAAAGCGGGCATCGGCTGGCGATTGCACTTGCTGTGCGGCGATTTGTTCACGGCCAGTGAGCTGCTGCACTTTTGCCCACAGCTCGGCGATGGTTGCCCAGGTGGTGACAGGCTCGCCGTTGCTGGCCTGGGTGGAGGCTTTTTGCTCGATGCGGATGCGCTGGTCAAGCTCACCCGCGGACACAATGTAGGCCATGTGAGTTACCCCGTGTAGCTGCCATAAAAGCGCAGCGGGTCAAGCAGGCCGTCCCAAAAATCACGGGGCAGATCGTGGTTTTGCACTGCGCCGGATGCCTCGCGGTTGGCATACCAGGTGCCCACGGCCAGCAGCATCCAGGCCTTGAGGCTTTCCCAGCGGGCGTCCGTGCTGGACAGCCCGCACTGATAGCGGATACGCACCGCGCCCGGCTCGGCCAGCGCTGCCGGCCAAGCGCTTACCGGCATCACGGCCGCCGGCTCGCTATGCGGGCGCAGGCGGTACGCGGCCGGGTCAAGGGTTTGCTCGATGGCGTTGGCGTCGTCGTATTTGATGCTGACGATGACTGATACCGGCGGGTCCGGCAGCAGCAAAGCCCACGCCGGGAAAGCATCGTAAGCCCGCTCCCACGTCTGCACGCCATAACGTCGGCCGGTGCGGTGCTCGGCTTGCTGACGTGCGGTTTTGATGAGCACAGCGATCAGGGTGTCATCGTCGGCGTGGTCAACGCGCAGGTGCAGCTTGGCCTCAAGCAGGGTTACGGGCTCGACAGCAGGGGCAGTGATCAAGGGCATTGGGCGAGACCTGGAAGACGTAAAAAACCCGGCACGGGGCCGGGGTGTGGAGTGTTTGTGCCGCGCATAGGCGGCCCTCAGAACCTGATTGGTTGCTCCGATTGGGTTTGAATAGGGTTTAAAGGTGCAATCCCCGCGCACGCACGGGGATTAGAAATCGGACAGCTCGACAGCACCGATTGCCGGCTTCGCCCGGAACGGATTGCCGTAGTAGTCCCACTGCACGCCGGCTGGCGCTGCCAACCCGCACAGATGAGACCACGCAAACGGCTCAAGCGTGTCTGGGTCACGTTCTAGGGGGCCAGCGGCGGGCAGAATCGGGTCTGGCGTGCCAACGGGCGCGGGCAGGACAAACACATTGCCGTAGCAGTTGGTCGCATCCAACGTGACGGTCGTGCTGCTATCTACGATGGGGTTCTGGTCAGACCCGGCAAACACGCAGTTTGCAATCAACGGAGCGACCGTGGCCGTGCTGTCAATCGAGAGGCCCGTCGTGGCGTACTCGCTCCAGTCGCAGTGCAGCGCGGTGATTTTCGCATCTGTCCGCTGGATCGCGCGCCCGCCGCGAACGCGGCTGGACTGCAGGTCGATTGTGGCCGTGCCGTCGATATACATCGTGTATTTCGTGCTGCTCTTGATATTCGCGATGGTGCTGCGAATCGCCTTTGCTGCGGCTGTCCGCAGATACACTGCACGCGACGCGCCGACCACCATATCCCCGATCTGCGCATCACGGAAAAGCCATGTTGGGACACCACCCGTCGCGGTCGCGTTATCCCAGATCACGGACTTTGCGGCGTCGGCACTACGCACAGTCATGTCCGTCACTTCGATAGCCCAGGTCTTCGAGGTCGTGCCGTCCTTCCAGCCCTCTGTCGCGCCTGAGATAACAACCTCAGTTGCCAAGCGCCCTTGTCCGCTAATCTGGATGCGGCGTGATGCGTCACGCGCTGGCGATGCGTTGGCGAGGTAGTCGATTGTGCTAACTCCGTTTTCCGTGCTCGATCCAGCAGACACGACGATACGGGCGCCGGGCGTAACGACGTTTGAGCCGAACACGTTGCGGACGGTTTTCCACGCGGTCGCGGCGGTCTGCCCGTCTGCTGCATCGCTGCCGGCGGCGAAATCCACGAAGTAGGCAGGCGCTATGTTGTCGGATTGCTCCTCACGGAATAGGCCGCGCAGCTCCATCACCGTCGTGGCGTACGTTCCCTTACCGGCCTCTCCGTCGCACGAGAACCAGACACGACCCGCCTCGTCCTCGAAAAAGCCGCGCGGGATTTTGACGCCGGTCCCGGTCAGTGCGACGCGGCCGATTTCCCAGTAACGATTTCCGTTCGCGCTGGCGTAGATGCCGATCCATCGCTGCGTGTCGTTAGCGGCGTCGGCGCGGCAGTCGTCACACCACAGGTGCGTGCCGCCCGAGTGATGCAGTGCCGCCCATCCGTCGTGGTTCTGCCCGCGATTGGAGTGATCGACGCGATGCGAGCCGCTGAAGTCCGGGCGCACGCGCCAGATACCGCCCGTGATGTTGCCGATGGTGTCCGTAAAGCTCTCGACCCAATCTTCGGTAACGAGCAGATCGACCGCTCGCCAGCGCTGCGAGCCCGTGCGGCAGTCCCAGCCGGGGTAGGCGCCGGATTGGATCTGCGTCGGCGTGACGTTGCCGGGACCGGGGGATTTTCCGTCCCAGCGGATGATGGCCGACTCGTCGTTGCTGTCTCCAGCGCAGACCCACCAGCAGTCGCGCCACGGGTCGTACCGCACGGCGTGGAAATGCTTGATCGTCCGCAGACCAACGCCCGTCTCAAAATTCCAGTTCCAGCCGTTACCCCGCGCCCAGGTCTGCCCATCGTCAATCGAGTACGCAAGATAAATTGCGTCGCCGATCTCGCCCGCGACCGCCACCGAATTGTCCGTGGCGACGTTGTACGTTCCGAACATCAGCGCAGGCTGACCGTTGAGCATGCCGCGCTCAAGTCCGCGCTGGAGGATGCGCACTTGCGGGCGGTGCGTGAGGCCGCCGTTCGGATCGCGCCCGAGGTCGTGCACCCGCGTCATGTCGGTGCCAGTCGCGGTGCGCCAAAGGCTATAGGTGCTCGTCGCCGTCTCTACGGCCATCACGAGCATGCAGCCGCGACCCGGCCAGATGTCCGAGATTGCCCAGCCCGCAGGGAATTGATAACCGTTGGTCGCCGTGCGCGTCGCCGTCGAGATCATCACGAGCTGCCGCTGATCCGTGCCGTGCCCATACGCCACACCATCGCGGGCATTGAAAAGCTGATACGGCACGGCACCCACCGGCCACAAGCGCGGCGGGCGGGCGGCGAGATCGGCATCGGTCAGGATGTGCGGGATCGCACTGCGTACCGCCCGATTGAGCGCCGGCTCGGAAAATACAACCCCCTGGGCCGAGAGGGTTCGAATTTTCAAGTACGACTCGCCGGGCTTGAGGTCGCCGCCGGCAGGTTTTTCGCTGGCAAGGTAACCGGCATTGTTGAGGGTGTCGGCGAGGGACTGAGGGAGATCCTGCCAGCCGTAGGGGTAATCGATGCCGAGAGCGCCGGGCGGGTAGCGGAAAGCGGCGGGGGCGAAAACGCGCATGGTGATGTCCTTTGGTGGGTGCGGGCTGCATGGGCTTGGGCACGGCCAGGCCATGCCCAAGGGCTTGAGGCCTGCGGTTAGCCGACGATCTGGACGACGTCAGCGTGGTTGATGACGGAAGCCGGGCCGTTTTTGGTGTCGCCCAGCAGGATGACGGCGGAAACAAGGCTGGCGGCGGCGCCGACGGTTAGGCTGAGGCGCACGTAGGCGAAGCCGCCGTTGGTGTCGAGCTCTTCGGCGCGCAGGTTGATCTCGGCTTGTTTGGCGTCGCCGGAGGCCTTGACGATCTGGGTGATCGCCTTGCCGGCAATATCCTTGGCGCCAGTGCCGCTGGCGTCGGTGGCCTGCTGGAGCTTGGCGTCGACGGTGGCGGAGGTGCCGAGGGTGCCGGTTTGAATGACGGCGAGCAGGCGCTCGGCGGTAGCCATGCTGACCCAGCCCGATGAGACGGTGCCGGCGGCTTGGCTGACGGGGTCAATGACGTCGCCGATGGCGAGACGTTCGGAGAGCTTTGAGGTGCCTTGCATTTGGGGTGACTCCTATGATGAGGTGGCCCGGCCGGGCTGCCGGCCGGGGTGGGGGTTAGGCGCGGCCGGCCAGGGCGATGAAGTGGGCGCGGGTCTTGGCGCTCTTCGGCGGCGTGACGGGCTTGCTCAAGATGGGCTTGCCGTTAAGGCGGAAGGTGAAGCGGAAGGCCAGCGCATCGGCGTCGAAATACAGGTGCATTGAGGTGGCAGTCTCAATGCCGCCGGCCTTGGTGATGGTGCGGTAGCCCTTGAGGGACAGGAGGTTGAGGTCGCCTGCATCGCCGAGCGCCGCGGCATGCTCGGAGAGCCACAACGGGCGGCCCTTGAGCATGCCGTAGCTGGGGCCTTCGACACTGTTGTTGGGCAGGTAGATGGGGTAGTTGCCCACAGACATGGCTTCGAGCGCGGGCAGCACGTCCGGATTGCCCAGCCAGATGGCGTTCTTGAGCTGGCCGACGAGCAGGCGGCTGACCATGTTGCTGAGGTTGCTGTTGGTGATGGTGGCGGCGGGCTGGCTGCCGTCCTTGGCCTGGGTGATGAGGGACGGGCCGTTGAGGGCGCCGAGGGGCTTGCCGATGCCATCGCCGAACAGGATGGCTTCGTTGGCCTTCCAGGTGATGCGCTCGGGGGCGACTTGCTGCAGGTAGGAGCCGGCAGCGAAGCCGTCGGCAACGAGCTCGTTGGTCATGGGCACGAGGACCATGAGCTTGTGCAGGGTGAGCGCTTCGGTGGTGAGCTGCGGCTTGGAGGCACTGGCTTGCTGCGCCTCGACTTGCCAGTAAGCCTGGACGCCCGCACCGCCCCAGGGGGTGGTTTCGTCTTTTGGAAACACCATGGTGTTGCCGGTAATCTCGGTGTTTTCGGTTTGCGGGATCAGCGAGTCTTCGCCCAGGGAGAGGCGCCAGATTTCGGACGAGAACTGTGGCGGGATGGCGAAGCCGCCGTCGGCACCAGTGGATTCGCCACCGTAGGTGCCGGGGGCTGCGGCCTGCAGCTGTTGCGCGGCACCGCGGTCACCCATGCCAGCTTTGGCGACAGTGGAGGCAAAGTGGCCGAAGCTCTTGAATCCGCCTGCGCGGTCGGCATCGGCGTTGTTCTTGACGCCGAGGATCTGGCCGGGGATTTCGGCGACATTGTCGGCCTTGGCGCTCATGGCTTCGGCAATGAGTTCGGTTTCGCGCTCGATGGCGGCATCGAGGCTGTCGCGCTTGGATTTGAGGGCGGCGAACTGCTTGCCGTCGGCGTCGTCGTCGAAGTCGGCCTTGGCGTTGAGGGCAGCCATCTGGTCAACGATGCCTGCGCGATCGGACTTGAGCTGACGCAGACGCTTGCCATCGGAGGCGGCAAGGGTGCCGAGCAGGCCAATGCCGAGCAGGGCGTCGGGGTTGCCGAAGGCGGCATGCAGCAGGCCGGCTTCGGGGATGGCGTAAGCGAGGAGGGAGAGGCCGGCGAGGACTGCGGCGACGGCCAGGCGGGAGGCGGTTTTCTTCATAGCGGTAAATCTCCAGACGTTAAAAAGCCCGCGGGTGCGGGCTGAGTGGGTTTGCACGGGGTGGCCGTCGGGCCGGCGGCAGGCCGTTGGGCCTGCCGGACAGCATGTGCGCGCTGCCGGGGCGTTACAAATCGAGGTCGCGGGCGCGCTGAGCGCGTGCAGACGTTTGCACGCGGGCGGGTTTGTCGGCTTTTTGCATGCGGCGGATGACGGCGTCGAAGGTGTCGATGCCGTCGATCATGCCGGCCTTGAGGGCATCGGAGGCCGACAGCACGCGGCCCTGGCCCATGTCGGTGCGGACTTGCTCGACACTGACCTTGCGGCCCTTGGCGACGGCGCCGGTGAACATGCTGTAGTAGCGGTCAACGCTGGACTGGATGTTGTCACGGGCTTCGGGGTCGAGCGGGCCGTAGGGGTGGCCTTCGGTTTTGTACTTGCCGGCCTGGATAAGCGTGACTTCGACACCCTCCTCTTCCAGGGCTTTGGCGTAGTTGGTGTGAGCGGTGTAGACGCCGATGCTGCCGACTTCGCCGCCTGGGGTGCACCAGGCTTCGGAGCACTGGGAGAGGAGCCAGTAACCGGCAGAGGCGGACAGGCTGTTGGCGATGCCGATGATGGGCTTGGTGGCGCGGGCGGCGCGGATCTCTTCGCCGAGTTCAGAGACGCCGTAGACGGAGCCGCCTGGGGTGTCGAAATCGATGGCGATCTGGCTGACGGCAGGGTCGGTCAGGGCGTCGCGGAGGGCGGCGGAGAGCTGTTGCGTGCTGGTTCCGCCACACCATTCGGTCATCATGCCGGCGCGCTGCACGATGGTGCCGTAACAGGGGAGTACGGCGATCTGGCTGCCGGCGGCAGTGGTTTGCAGGGCCTGGCGGCGGGCTTCAAAGGCGCTGATGGGCGGGCGGCCGTCGTCATCGTCCATGGCGCGGGGTTCGCCTGCGGCCCAGCGGCCGAGGACGGCGCGGGCAGCGGCGAGGCGCTCGGGCATGAGCGCCCAGGGGGTGGTGAGGAATTCGGCGATGAGGAGTTCGCGGCGCATGTTCAGGGCTCCAGAGCCAGCGCGATGAGCGAGGCGGTAAGGGCTTCGAGGGTGAAGGTTTGCTTGGTCCACACGGTTGTCACGCCCCAGCGCGTGGCGCGCTCGAGGGGGATGGCAAGACTTTCGGCAACGATGGCCGGGTCGGCGTGGCCGGCCTTGGCGATGCGCCGGGCGAGTCGGCCGGCGTTAGCCTCGAGGAGCGCGCGCAGGCGGTCGGGCTGGCCGGCGGCGTCGTCGGAGCTTTCTTCGGGCTCGGCTTCGGGGGGTTCGTCGGTTTCCTGCTTGGAGGGCTCCTGTTCTTCAAGGTCTTCTTCGTGGTCTTCGGCTTCGCCCTCTTCCACCATATTGAGCGGGCGCAGCGGTTCATCGAGGCCTTCGATGGGTTCGCGGCCGTCGTCCTGGCGGGCTTCGTTGCGGGTGAGGAAGCCGGTGAGGACGCCGGTTTTGTAGTTGTTGTAGCGGGTGTTGCTGTCGCCGCGCAGGAGACGGGCGGCGTCGAGTTCGGGCTCGAGGTCTTCGCTGTCGAACAGCAGGGCGTCGGTGGCGCCGGTTTCCCATACGACGGCCCAGGGGAGCAGACCGTCGAGGACGTATTCGAGGGACTGCTGCTCGATGTTGCTGAAGGTGGCGCGGTCGAGGCTTGCGAGCTTGTGCGGCGGGGTTCCGAACCAGCGGGCGACTTCGTCAATGCCGAACTTGCGGGATTCCAGAAACTGGGCATCGGCGTTTGATATGGCGACGTCGTGGTATTCCCAGCCTGCATCGAGCACCATCATTTTGCCGCGGTTGCGGTCGGACTGGGCTTGCTGCAGGGTTTCGCGGGTGAGTTCGCGGGTGGTTTTGTCGGTGAAAACTTTCTCGGTGCCGATCCATCCGGATGTTGGCCGGGCGTCGTTCGCGAAGTAGCGGGAGCCGTAGGTTTGGGCAGCCAGGGCGCCACCAAAACTTTCGCGGGCGGCTTCGATGACGCCGACGCCATCGATGCCGTTGAGTGTGAGGCCGCGCATGTGCCAGACGCTGGCGCGCGGCAGGGTGCGGGTGCTGCCGTCGGGCTGGCGCACGGTGTAGCGGTAGTCGGCGCCGCCGTTGATGAGCTCGCGCTTGATGTTGTCGGGGTAGATGGGCAGCAGCGCGGTGATGTTGCCGCGACGGTCTTCGACGATTTCGTTGTAGGCGTTGCCGCGCAGGAGTAGCGCGGCGGTGCAGGCGCGGCGCCAGTCGAAGCCGGACATAAAGGGGTTTGGCTTGCGGAACAGCTTGAGCAGCGGGTGGGCGGTGACGCGCTTGTTGGTGCCTGTCTGTTTGAGCACGAGCGGCATCATGGCGACGTGGGCGCTGATGAGGGCGACGGCGCGATAGACGGCGCCGAGGGTGAGCGCGGTGTCGGTGGTGACGGGCATGCCGCTGGCCGATTTGCCGCCGAGGGGGGAGAACCAGAAGTCTCCCCAGGGGCTGCGGTCGGTGGCATCACCCGCGCGGGGGTTGAGGAGGAACATGGTTTAGCCTTTGCGCGGGCGGGTGATGATGAGGGTGGTGTAGGTGCAGCCGAGGAGCTGCAGGCCGGCGACGATGGCGCCGACGGGGGCACCCCACTGGGCGGCGGCACCTCCCCCGACAAGGAGGAGGCTGGCCAGGAGCGCGGCGTTGAAAACAATAGGCGTCATGTCGTAAGCGGCACGTAGCCGGCCGGGATGGTGTTGGGGTCTGCCTGGGCAACGGCGCGCGACAGGGCCATGACGACGGCAACGATGCAGTCGATACGGCCACCGGAGCGCTTTTTGTCCGGACGGAAGTTTCCGTTGGTGTCGAAGAGCAGCGCGACGTTTTGCGCGCAGTACCTCAGCACGGGGTTGCCGCCGTGGCGAAGGCGCTTGTCGTACACCAGGGTTTCAAGCTGTTTGCTGCCGGGGTACATGCCGCCGGTGTTCTGGGGCACTTCTACGAATTTATCGATGTACTCCTGCATGTCGTTGGTGACGTGCAGGGCGTTCCATTTGTCGAAGCCGACGTCCTGCACGTCGTAGTCGAGCAGGGACTGGCGGATGGTCTCCTTGACCGGGGTGTAGTCGGTGACGTCGCCCTCGGTGCCGGTGAGCCAGCCTTCTGCAGACCAGCGCTTGTACGCGGCAACGTCGTCCTTTTCTTGCGTGTCGATTTTGCTTTGCGGGCACCAGGTCCAGCAGATGACATGCCACGGCTCACCGGCCGAGTCGGGCGGAAAAACCAGGGCGTAAGCCGTCAAGTCCTTGGTGCTCGCCAGGTCGAGGCCGCCCCAGCATTTGCGGCCGCGCAGAATGGTGGGATCGAATGCGGCGCTGCCCTTGTCCCATACGTTGATGTCAAACCAGCCGTCCGCGGAGTTGCACCAGACATTGAGATCCTTGGTCAGAAAATTGACCAGGGCACTGGGCAACCGGCTTGCCTGCCGAGCCGTGGCGCGCATGTACTGCAGGGTTTTGCTTTTTCCTAAGCCGGGGTTGGCTTTGATCCAGTTGCGTTCGTCGAGGGGATCGTCGGTGGAATCGATGGAGTAGATGTAGCCAAAGTAGCTATCGTCCTGCTGCCGACCTTCGAGGATTTCGACGAGATAGGTGCGCTGCTCCATGCAGACGCCGTCGAGAATAAACCCCGCGGTAGTGATGGCGGAGAGCAGCGGATGGAACCGCGCGCCAAGGGCGCTAATCATTACGTCCCACACGTCGCGGGATTTTTGCGCGTGCAGCTCGTCAAACAGAATTGCGCTGG